CAAGTCAAGCACAAGATCGAGCGCGAGGTGTAGTTAGCCGAGAGGACGGGCCCGCTGGGGCCCGTCCTTTTCCTTACTATCCCTAGCCTTCGTACTGCTGCTCCTGGAGAGCGAGTGCAGACGCTGTAGTACCCCTAGAACGGCCAGAATGGCCCTTGTGGAGGTCTGACAGCGGCACCCGGCCCAATTCCTTCTGCAGCGCCCTCAGGGCGCTGTCGGCCCGTCCCTGGGCTGTGGACTTGGAGATCTCCAGAGCTTCTCCAAGCTCGGCAAGCGAGAGATGCTGCTTGTATCGCCACACCAGGACGTTGTAGTGGTCCGTGTCGATGCGATCCAGACCTCTCTTCACATCCGCCAGCATCGCAAGGCGATCGCCTGTCTGGTTGACCAGGCCCTTGGCGTGAGGCATTCCTGCCTCACCGAACACGCCGAACGTCTGCCAGTCCTCATAATCCCAGACTTCCTCAAGCAGCGACTTGAGGTGCTCAATGGTGTAGACGAACGTGTCATCTTCGGAGTAACCCTGCACAGCTGCGTCTTCCTTAAGGGCGTAGTCCATGGCAGCGGTGTTGATCAAGTGGTAGAGCCTCGCCTCCCACGCCTCCGTGTCGGTCATGATCTTAGAGATCATGCCGCGCCGTTCGTAAGCCCATACAAACAGTGCCGACTCGACGTCGTCTCGATTGACGTAGCCGGGGAACTGAGATGCCGTCGAGTCGGCAATCTTCTTCAGCAGCGGCGCCAGCCGTGTGATGTCAAGCATTCTTGTCCTCCTTGTTGCGCCGGATCTCTCGGCTGACTTCGGTCCATACGATCCCGCCAGCCATGGCGAGAAGCGCGATCACGATCACCTCGAAAAACATCAGTAACGCTTCCCCTCCAGGTAGAACTTTCGGTCTGTTGCTGTGATGAGCTCCGGCCAGACTCGCTTGCCATCATCTCGAAGGATGGCAAAACTCATCACCCAGGAGACGGCTCCGTCCTTGACGTATGACGCCTGCACCGGGTCCATGATGCTTCCCACGTTCATCGTGAATCGTGGGCTGACCTTGCCTTCGTACCCGAAGGCTCGGTGAATGATGAAAGGCTGGTGAGTGTGACCGAAAACGAAGGACTTGTCGGAGCCATAACGCTTGGTGAACTTCAGATCCCAGGCGGAAGGCGTAGCGGAGTATCCGCCCGACTCGTGGCCATGGATGGCGTAAACGTTGGTGGCGACCCGGACAGGTCCACGCTTGTACTTGACGGCAAGCTCATCAAGACCGAACAGGGAGTCCGGTTCAAGTACCTTAAGGACGCCGAGTGGCGCGGCATACTTCCGCACGAAATCCGAAATGCGGAGATCGTGATTGCCCTCAAGCCAAGTGAAGTCAGCATTTGGGCAAGCGTTTCGGAGGGGTACGAGAACCTCACTCCGGAAGCCGTCTACGTGCTCCTGTAGGGTTTCGGCAAACTCTCCTGCCCGCCCCTTGTTCCACTGGGAGACCTGAGGGAAGTCGATGCCGTCCCCGATCTGAAGGATCGCGTCCGGCTGAGTGTCCTCGGCAACACTGATGAGCTTCTTAAGCATCAGTGCGTCGTGGTACGGATACTGAATGTCCGGAAGAATCAGTGTTGTACGAGTAGTCATGAAAGGATCATATCACAATGCGTGAACTGCCTCAGTGGATCATCCTCTTGATGATCGGAATCATCGGGATCACCGCCTCCGTATCCGCCACGATCCAGCGCATGGAGATCAACGAACTCAAGAAGCAGCCGACGTACCACTGCGACGGGTCCGAGACCCGTGGATTCGCCGAGCCTGGAAGCCCGGAGGCTTCCGCCTGCTGGTTTGAGGTGAAGAAGTGAATGCACGGGATCGACTTGACCGCGCACTCAGCAGCGGAGTGCATCTGCCTTCCAACACCAGGCAGTCTCTGATCGACGCCTTCGCTCACGAGCTGGCGGAGGAGATCAGGGAGTTCGTCGGCCCCGAGTCCTATCCTCACGAGACCGACCCACTGATCCTGCGATACGTCAAGGGATGGCGAGACGCAGCGGACCGCATTGACCCGAAGGAGAAGAAGTGAAGCTCACCGACTACCCGATCGCTGTCGTAGACGGAGCTCCCGGGTTCGGAACATTCCAGGGCTGGAAGATCTGGGAGGGTGAGACGCCCTACGGGGCGTCCAAGGCTGTCGTCTGCGCCGAGTGGGACGGCAAGATCGAGACGTACGTGTTCGATTCGAAGTACGTCGCGGAGCTGTGATGGAACCCTGCAAGCTTGAATACCGCGAGACTCCCATCACAACTCCGTGGTGGTGCGTCGAACACGGCGACGACCCCGCGCACTACCACTCCGAGACCAATGACTGGGTGTGCGACAAGTACGTCATCGGCAAGCAAAGCGAGAAGCGTCCCCAGGATGCAGCCCTGAGGGCCCTGGAGGCCCTCTCTGAGGCCCTGAAAGAGGCTGATGAAGCTCTCTGGTACACCAGCGGCAACGACATCGCCATGACAGCCCTGACGACCGTACGGGGTGCAGTAGACAAGGCCATCGAGACACTGAAGGACGTGTGACGCAGGTCACATCTAGACCGGGAACAAACCGGCATGATCAAATCGTTTCCCTTATACAAGCTGGTGAAGTTGCAGCTCAGGGCCCCTCAAGGGCCCCGAAGTGGTCAGCATGTACAAGTGAATCACTGCTAGAGGTCTGATGTCTGTGAGCTAGGGCGCCCCATCGGGGGCGCCTTGGTTCTATCTACCACTAACGGAGCCCTCCCTAGGGGTCGGTCTCCTGATGGCGGAGAGGAAGTTAGGGATGAGCAAGGAAGATCTTGACTGGCTCGGTCGAGCTGCCTGCAAGGGCAGCGATCCGAATCTGTTCACGGTCAAGGACCTTCGTCTTCAGCCTGGAGAGACTGGACTGGAGGCCAAGCAGAAGCTTGCAGAGAACGAGAAGTTCAAGCGGGCGATCAAGGTCTGCCGTAACTGCACTGTGCAGCAGGAATGTGGAGAGTCTGCCGAACCGGAAGACTTCCAGTGGACTGTTCGTGCAGGCAAGATGCCTGGTGCATTCAATACACGGGGTCGTGGCCGACCTCAGGCCACGCTTGCTCCTGTCGGTGACAACACCTGCAAGAACGGGCATTACGGCAGGCTCGCCAAGCGTAGCGCTGGTGGCTACCGCTGCTACGACTGTGAGAATGAGGCCAAGGAGCCGAAGCCGGTCGAGCTGAAGGAGGAGTGCGAGAACGGTCACGTCGGGATGTACGAGCGAGAGAAGTACATTGCTCCGGGCAGGAAGCAGGGCAAGAGGTTCTGCCGAGGCTGCAAGCGGATGAACCGTAACGGAAACCGTCACGCATACGGCCGATGATATACTTCCCTTATGACGCCATCCCTTCCGCCCCATATTTCATACTCGCAGTACAGCTCATACGTCCGGTGTCCTCGGGCCTGGTATCTGGGTAAGGTGGCTGCCGCCGAGGAGCGGCAGACCTGGTTCCTGCCTATCGGTACGGCTGTGCATCAGATGGTCGAGGATTATCTTGACAACGACTGCGCCCCCAAGCCTGACCCTTCATCCGCCGAGGTTTACTTCTACCCCCTGATCGAGAAGCAGATGCAGATCGATCCCGATCACAAGAACTGGCTGAAGTCGACCGCGTCTGATGGTCCACTGACCGAAGACCGTGCCCTTAGGCATGTGCGTGAGTGCTTCTCTAAGGCCCTCGAATTCCTGGACGAGATAGAGGTCTGGGATGTGGAGTTCGACGCCTCAGGAGCCCTTCCAGGGCTCTCTGTGCCCATCAAGGCGTACGTCGACATTATCGGCGAGCACAAGAAGCACGGTCCGGTGATCCTGGACTGGAAGACTGGCAAGGCTAAGCCTAAGGACAACTTCCAGCTTGAGACGTATCAAGCGCTGCTTGCGGATAGCAAGTTTGAGCAGATGGATCTCAGGGGTACTCCGTTCACTGGCCTGTGGGCTATGCTTCACCCCGAAGCCAGCAAGGCCAGGCCTATCAGTCTGGATCATGTCGACCCAGCCGAGGTGGGTGCCAAGTACCAGGCTGTGTACGAGAAGATGCAGGCCAAGCAGTACCGTACTAACTACAGCAAGTACAACTGCGGCATGTGCTTCCAGCAGGACAACTGCATGATGAAGGCAGGCCCGACCAAGCGGGCAAAGTACTACGACAAGGCAGCCGAAGATGGGTTCCCTTTCTGACCGGTACTACGATTACCTGAACCACTACGACGACGACATGTGCGTGTCGTGTGGTGACGAAGAGCGTGACCCTGATAGCATCGAAGGGCAGTGCTTCACCTGTATGGAGGGCGAGGATGAGTAAGTACAAGTACGACTTCAGTCAGGAGTTCGGATCGCAGCACCTCAGTGCTGCGGTGGACCTCGTGGATGACCTTGGTTACGAGGAGTCTCACCTGGACGGCATGAGTCACGAAGACATGCGGGACCTGCTGTACTATGCGGCGCGGGTTTACTTCCGCGCCCAGTCCCGATTCACGTGGAGCAAGATCGATGGCTGAGATCGAGTTCACCATCCCGACCGTGCAGTATGGCAATGCCAAGATCCGGATGACTCCGGAGGAGCTGTACGACCTGAGCCGAAAAGGCATCAGCCTGCACGACATCGGGATGAAAGCCAGTGAGTTCTTGGTGATGATCACCGAGGGGTTCGAGGCGGGCAAGAAGATTGACTGGTCCGCTTCCAGGGATGTTACTGGCCAGTACCAGGAATCTCCGGAGCCTGAGCCGATGCCCGAAAGGACGCCAGCACAGGAAGCCGAAGAGGCTGAGCAGACCATCAAGACTATGCTCGGAGCTACCACGGTTGAGCCGTGGACCAAGACCCCCGCACCTTCCTCCACGCCTAAGGCGTGGGACAACTTCGACATCTAGGAGAATCCCTTGGCAACCTTCGACGACCTGTTCGGCAAGAAGGGCAAGTACATTCAGTGGCGAGCCGAGGGCGAGACGCTGATCTTCCAGCTCCTCGGTGAGCCCGACGGTTCCTGGCCGCAGCGCGACTTCAAGTCGGGCGAACGGAAGTTCATGGTCGAGACGGAGGAGAAGAAGCCTGACGGTAAGAACAAGTGGAAGCCGATGACCGAGTCGCAGTTCGATCCGGCTGCGCTTGAGGAGAAGGAGCTTGGCTTCTTCGCTCTCACCACGGTCATGATCCCGGTCAAGGTGGTGGCTCGCAAGCTTCCGGATGGGACGACCGACGCTGGCTTCGAGTCCTTCGACTCGAAGTGGGAGCTGTCCGACCAGCAGAAGGACGCTCTCAAGCTGGCGATGATGGAGGACAAGTCCCTCCAGGTGGGTCACGGTACGATCTGCGGCGTGAAGTGCATCGACTTCAACTCCAAGCCCCGCAAGTACGCGATCAAGCTGAAGGCTGGCGAGTGATTACTTTCGCTCTCGGGTCGCTCGGCACTCTGATCGCAGGAGTGATCGTGCTCGCGGCACTGTTCGCGTTCTTCGGAACCAAGCACTAGCAGAAAGGCAGGCCTTCGGGCCTGCCTGTAGGGCCGGGGGGATGGCCCCTCACCAACTTGGTTCGAGTCCAGGCCGGTCCACTTCCAACAAAGGAGAAGCAGCATGGACGCACGGAAGAGCAGCCAGATCGTAGCCAAGGGCACCGAGGCCGAGTGGGCCGGGGTGCTTGAGGATCTGGAGCAGGCGGAGGTAGAGTGGGGCGAGCTGGAGATCAGCGACGGCACCAGGTACCTGATGATCGCCCTCAAGAACGCGCTGAAGTAAGGGGAATGCCGTGGAGTTCATCGATGCCAAGTCGGGCCCTGTCGAGGTGCACTTCAAGTGCAGTCGCGACGAGCTTAACAATTTGATCGCGGACCTCAAGCAGGCAGAGGACGAGTTCTGCACATTCTCTTCCACCGACGTCCTTCGGCGTCACCTTGAGGAGCTGTAGATTTGACGAAGACTCTTCATCGCACGGTCAAGCGGGGCGTGTCGGCAGGCGAGCCGCTGCCTACGCCCTGGCCCATCTTTGATAAGTACGGCATCTCGATCAGGCGTGGATCTATCTCCATGATTGCCGCCCCTCCAGGCGGCATGAAGTCCACGCTCGCGCTCAACATCGTCAACCAGATGGGGCCCACGGTTCCCGCTCTGTACCACTCGTCCGACTCGGATGACTTTACAATGGCGAGCCGAACGCTCGCCATGCTGACCGGCAAGACCACAGACGAAACTGAACTCATGGTTATGGGTCAGTCGGATCTGGCGTACGGAGTCCTTCAGGACTTCGAACATGTGCGCTGGTCGTTCCGGTCCTCGCCTACGATCGAGCACATGAAGCTCGAAGCCGAGGCGTACCGAGAGATCAAGGGTACGTATCCTCACCTTACGGTGCTCGACATCATGATGGACGTCGACTATCCAGGTGTGCCCGAACAGAACTACTGGGCGCTGATGGCGGAGCTGAAGGATCTGGCCCGTGATCAGGAGACCGCGCTCGTAGTCGTGCACCACACGTCCGAGTCCGCTAAGGCCGGTTCTCCTCCGCCCCGTGCTTCTATCATGGGCAAGGCCAATCAGCTTCCGGCTCTGATCGTCACCCTTTGGGGTGACGCTAGGAAGGAAGAGCTCCAGGCTGCGGTTGTGAAGAACCGGTTCGGTCCTCAAGATGCCATGGCTCGCGACATCTTCTGGATGAAGGCGCAGCCCAGTATCATGAAGATCTCTGAGATGGACCAGAAGATCGAGGTTCCACTCACATTCAGGGACGGACCTGGAGTCCGTCCTGAAGACAAGATCAACGTGGAGGTAGATTTCTGATGGCAAACACCGAGCTGTTCAAGAAGATCCGGGACCAGATCAAGTCCGACCCCAAGACGTTCTACATGAACGAATGGGAGTTCGATATGCCCGCTTTTGTCGAGAGTGGGGGCGACTGGGACCACTCGTTCTACGACCCTGACTCCGAGAGCTACGACTCCGCTCCGGCTTCCGAGTGTGGCACGGCCCGGTGTGTGGCTGGTTGGGCCGTCCACTTCGAGGCTGAGCGTCTCGGCATCAACGTGAACCGTCCGCTCCGATACGTCATGCGCGATCTGGCGAAGAAAATGGGTCTTGGCCACCACTATGACACGGTCGGCAAGGCCGTGCTTGAGATCGACGACACGAGTCTGTTCTGGGAGGCCGAGGAGAAGGCGTACGAGATCGTGAACGAGTACGCGGAGGGACTGCGAGACTGATGGCAGAGGTCCTGCTCCTCAAGAAGCTGACCAAGTTCCTGGTCGACAACACCGACATGCCCGACGATGAAGTCGCAGCAGCGATGCTTGAGATCATCGATGAGGAGCGAGCCAAGAAGAAGCGTATCCTCGTGGTCGGGCAGATCCAGTACGCAGGTCAGGAGCGCCCTTATACGGTCGCCCTAGGGCCTTACAGCACAGCGGGTAAGCTGGACACCAAGGAGAACTGGGATCTCCGTAGCGAGGCACACACGGCCTCGCGTGCAGAGGGTGGAAAGCTCGCTTGGGACACGTCCACAAAGACAGGAAGGGGACGATTCATGATCGTCCCTCTGTTGAGGACAGCACGAGATGCCTGGGACTTCTTCCGGGGTGCGCCAGAGGAGGAGATCTGTGAGACCATCGAGAAGGCAGAAGCCGAGTGGTCGATCCGAGGACTCCCCTCTGACCCTGATGTCGGGGCTGTCTGCATCTGCGGACTCCGAGAGGAGTCCTGGCCCACGCAAGTGATGGGCGTGCGTGTGGTACCGGGATGCTCAAGGCATCCCGTCAACAAGACCGATGATTTCGACCTGGAGTTCTGATGGATAAGAAGCTTCTTTTCGTGGTGCCCGTCATGGCACTCGCGCTTGTCGGCTGTGCTGACCCGGGAGGAACCCCCCAGGAGGATGGCGGAGCAAAGGACGTGACTGTCAGTTGCGTTGGCCCCGACAAGGTGTTCGTTTACAGCTCGGCGAAGAAGGGTGGCATCGCCGTCATCGCCAACCACAAGGATTGCGTGAAGTGATGGCCGAGGTAACCTGTTCTACGTGCGGAGGGGATGGCTTAAGCAGCACTCCTCACGCAGAGCTGGACGCGAGCGGTAACCCGATCATCGTCAATAGCATCGGCACGTGTTCTGCGTGCCATGGCATGGGAAAGGTTCAGCAGTGAACTACTACACCGTGAAGATGGGCTTCGAGCTTCCCGAGGGAACCACCGAGGACCAGTTCTGGCGCAAGTTCTATGGCTCGACCAAGCATTCCGGCCTTGGCTGGTGCATCGAAGGCGAGTTCGAGGACCACGGCCCTGTCGAGAGCGAGGAGAACGACTGTGAATGAGCACAAGAAGACGGATGACCAGAAGTCGTCCGAGGCCAAGGAGCACCCTCACTTCGGCCCGAACTCGTGCCCGATCTGCGGAGGCCCGATCCCGTGCCTGAAGCACTAGTCACCGTCGGGATGAGTGGCTCCCGGGACTTCGGTCCCGGGGATGCCTGGAAGATCTGGCAGATCCTTGCCGGTGTTGAGAGGGAGTGGCCTGGTCCGTTCCTTCTCCTCAATGGAGAGTGCCCTTACGGCGGTGCGGATCTGATTACATCGTCCTGGGCTGCGGGCGCAGGCTGGGAAGTAGAGGGCTTCCCTTCCGAAGCGGATGCTGGCTGGGCCTACGCCAAGAGGAATCAGGCCATGGTCGACCGTAAGCCCGACCTGTTCCTCTTCTTCTTCAAGAAGGGCGCGGGCAATCGAGGCACCAAGATGACCCGCGACATGGCGAAGAAGGCTGGACTCAACGTCAGGGAGTATGAGATCTGATGAGCGCAGTAACCGATATCGTCGCAGTCTCGAACAGCACTGCGACCTTGGAGAAGGTAGCCGATCTTGCTGGCGGCTTCCTGTCCAAGCGGTACGAGGACTATCCTTCTCTCCGCCCGTTCATCCAGAACTTCGACCACGAGAACTACGACAATCTCCTTCAGG